TCATATGAATACACTGTTGTAAAAAAACAAAATGACAATATGATAGTGAATGTACAAAACAAAGACACACGTAGTGATTCATATATTTTCAGAAGCAGGGATGATTGGTCCGGACTGAGAGGAAATAGTATAACAAAGTTAGTTCCGGTTGTCAATATACCTGGTACATATTGGGGACCAGGCGAGATAAGCGTGGAGGGTAATGGTGAGGTTAAAAATGCATCAGTAAAATATAAATATATGTATGATACTTGTGCAAATACTAAAACTGATCCAAGGTGTCCTGGATATGTACCTCCTGTAGCCAAAGAAGTTATTGATCCAACGGATGATGATTTGATAAAGAAGACTTTGGCGGATAAAGTGTATAAAGAAGTGGAAAAGCAAGTTCAATTTGAAATGAGTGAAAAGAAGAAGAAAGAAGAAATTGTTAAGAAAATAATTAAAAATACTTTAATAAGTGAAAAGGATGCTCAACGACTTTTAGAATTTGAAATGATGAACAACATACCTGGTTATAATTTGTATACTGTGTCAATGCCAGGTGGTGTATATAAAGATGTATTAAAATATCCTGAAAAATATTTACCTGATAACAGGCGTGGAAGAAGTTTGGGATTGGCTCAAGAGAGAATGCATAATACGATGGTAGATAGTCAGTATAATAAGTAAAACAAAAAGGGAAAAATATGATAAAAAAAATCATAGCAATTGGGTTAGCAATGGCTCCATTAATAGGAATGACTGAGAGTGCTATAATTACGGGCACTATCACACCTAGATGCGTAATCTATACAGAAACCGCTGGTGTTTACGGTAACCCATCACCAGATGTTTTAAGCACAGCAACTGCTGATGGTGGTGTTCAACCAATCATCAGATATGATGTACTCCAATCTGGTTTCTACAAGGCGGTTATCACAGTACCTAATTCGTTCTCATCATCACCTGCATTAACAGATAGTGTTAGATGGACTGGTTCTGTGGACGTAAGTAGAGTAACCGATGCCGCAATGTCCGCATATTCCACAAACAGGACTGTTTACAACAATACAACCGAAATTACTTTAAGTGTACCTGGAACAGTTTGGTTTAAAGCAGAATCTAAAGCGGAATATGGCTACAATAAAGCATTTCCAGCTGGAACATATAAGGCTATTGTAAACGCAGAGTGTATTGCAATATAAAATTATATGTTTCGTTATGCTTTTATATTATTAATTGGAATTGCGGGGCATGTAAATGCTCATCAATTCCTTCCAACGTATCCAACGTTTGAACTTTCTTTTGTTGAAGGTGTTGTACAAACAAAAATGCAACTCTTTAATAAGAGAAAAGAGATAGAATATTATGAATTGAGTGTGTATGATGCAGATTGGAAGCCACTTCCATATGCAACAGAAAGCAAGATTGTAAAAATACAATTTCTTCAAACTAAAGATGTTATCATTTACATTAAAAAAGAAGATTTGAAAAGAATCAAGTACATTTGTTCTGAGTCTAAAATACAAAAAGACAACACTCAGAGCACTGTAATTTCTTCTAGGATCTGCTCAAAGATACAATGAAATATTTGATTGGTCTACTTATATTACTGGTAACACAAAACAGTTTTGCTCAAGGAGCATTAAGTTTAGCATTACCTAGTGCTCCTGGTAGCTATCAATCGGATAGATTTAGGTCAGGCGAATTGGATTGTTCTATGGCTATAGGTTCGGGTACAAACGTAGAGTTTGGAGTTATTGGTGTTATAGGAAATAACACCAATCCGTATCAAACAACTATATCAAATTCAATGAATCAGAATGCAAAAGATGTTGGTGTATATGGAAGAATAACCATACCAATTGGTGCACCAAAAGGACGGGTTGATTGTAATATTCTTTATCAACTTGAATTGACTAAAAAGAGGATTGAAATTCAAAAATTGGAAAATGAATTAAATAACTTAAAAGCACTAAAGTTTGAAAAATGATTATCACACTCGATTTAAATTGGTTTTTTGATTTGTTACCATATTTTATTTTAGGTATTGGAATTGGTATTGCATCTTTTTATATTTTCTATGACGACAATTCAATGTCTGAATTAGAACGTAAGAAGCATGATTTGGAAGTGAAAAAAGAGTGGCTTCGTATGTTAGCCGAACAGAAAAAAGAAACTTCTAAACAGCAAAGATGGAATAACTATGTCAGAAGAAATTAAAAACGTCAACGCTAAGATTGACGAAGCAGAAGCGGCAATGAAAAAGTATGCCAGCAAAGATACTGTTATCAGTATTGGTGGCTATGAATTTACACCAGCTAAACTAATGGTGGCCGCAACTATTGTAAGTTCCACATTAGGTGGATTGTATGGTGCATTTGAGGTCTATAAGGACTATCAAAGCATGAAGAAAAAGATTGCTGAATACTCCGCACCAGATTTGTCGGAGTTTGATAAGCGTCTAGCCGTCATTGAAGAAAATTCTGGTAAGACCAGTGACTATACACGTGATATCAAAAATGATTTAAAGAATGATATCCGCCGTAATGAATCTGTGACTGAACAAGTTGAACGTTCAGTTAAAAATGTTCAACGTGAAACTGAATCTGAAATGCGTGATATGCGTAAAACGGTGAGAGAAGATTTGGAACGTGCTAGAACCGAGGCGGCCGCTATACGAAAAGATATGGAACAAACTCGAAAAGAAATAAACTCAGAGTTTACTTCCGCACGTAGAGAGATTAATCGAGAAGTTGAAACACTCAAGAGAGAAGTAGACAACAAGATACAGAAAGCAATTGACAATCCTTTAGCCGGCAAATGAAATACTTAGTGCTACTGTTGTTGATGGTAATTATACCATCATCAGCGGCACGTTATGAATGTATCCGTTGGACATGGACCGGTGATGTGTACAATCGAAAGGTTGTTTGTTTGGAATGGCGTCAAGAAGATTGTTCCAAACGACTACACAAACATATATGTAAAGGAAACAAATAATGATAGACCCGATAACCGCATTGGCCGGTATACAATCGGCTGTTGCATTAATTAAAAAAGTATCAAAAACTGTTGATGATGTTTCATCATTGGGTCCAGTTTTAGGTAAATATTTCGATGCTAAAAACAATGCATCAAAAGCTATGGTGACGGCTAAAAATAGTGGTAATAAATCTGCTATGGCTACAGCAATTGAAATAGAAATGGCGCTACATCAAACAGAACAGTTTGAAAGACAATTGCAATTGTTATTCATGCAAACAGGTAAGATAGATGTTTGGAATAAAATAAAAGCACGTGCATCAGCAATGAATATAGAGTCTGCACACGATGCACGCCGTGAAAAAGAAGCCCAAGAAAGACGAAAAAAGAAAAATGAAGAATTGGTGGAAATAATTTTTGCCAGCGTTTTTCTTATTATTATTCTTATTGGCACATTTTGGGGACTTTACGAACTTATAACTTACTGTAGTCAAGTTCGTTGTGGTAAGTAAAATGGTGCTCCGACTAGGAATTGAACCTAGACTCAATGAATTATGAGTTCACTGCTTTACCATTAAGCTATCGGAGCATTTGGTGCGGGAAGAGGGATTCGAACCCTCACGCTTTTTAAATTGCGGCGGGTTTTAAGCCCGCTGTGTCTACCATTCCACCATACCCGCATGTCCATTTTTAACCACATTTGAACCGTTCTTCAGCGTTTAGTCGCTATCTCCCTTACTAATCGGGCGTAGGGTATGTGGTTAAAAATGGACACCTTTCGGTGTCCATAGCCGTTACAGCACTTTGTAACGGTCATCCATGATGGTCTTAAGCATCACAGTTTCTGGTGTGAAGGTTTCTAGGTCACCAGCAAGGAGTGGCTTAACCACGGCTGGAGAGAAACCAGACACCAGTGCAGTACCAGACTTGTCAAACTTCACAGGCGCATTGCCATATGAAGCGTTCAAGTTCCAGAATACAACCTTTGGAAGGATGTAGCCTGCGGCTTCGTACTTACGTGCAATCATTTCGATTGCAGAGTCATCATGCTTGACACATTGGTCAAATTGCATGTCAGACAGAATCAACACCATTGAAGGCATATCTTCTTTCGCTACGTTACCTTTTACAGCAACGTCTAGGATTTTCGCAAAGGCCTTGTTCAGGTCAGTGTTCATATCCCAGTTGGACTTAACCATTTGGTCAATCTTAGAGTTGATACCACCCTTTAGGTGCATCAATTCTGGCTTGCCAGAGAAGGTCAAGAATGTGTCCTTGAACGCACCCTTGTTCTTGTCAGCAAGGTACAATCCCAGAGAGACTGCAACTTCCAAACAGGTCAACTTACCAGTCTTGCCTGCGGTGCAGGTCATAGAACCGGATACGTCAACCAGAGGCAGAATGTTTGCATCACCAACATAGTTAGGCAATGCGTTCCATTGTGCTTCAATCAAGTCCATTTCGGTCTTGTCGAACTTCACACCATAGCTGTTGATACGACCCTTCAGCACATCATATGGGAATACCGCAGATGCGTTAACCTTAACTTCAACGGAACGATCCTTTGGATCCTTCATCAGTTCTGCAACGTAAGCCGCATAAGCTGGAGAGTTACGGTTGAAAGCCTTCTTGTAACGGGAAGCCGCCACAGAAGGAACATGTGAGAAGTTAATGGAATCCCAGTCCTTTGCACACATGTTTGTTTCAACAACTTTGGTCATTTCAACCAAAGACTTACGGTAGAACTTTGGTGACATTCCGAAGAATGTACGGATTTCTGCCGCAAGTGGACCTTGGCGAGGTGTCCACTTAGCCGCCAAACCATTCTTTTCACGGAGTGCGTTACCAAGAATAGTGTATGCGGCTTCTTTCAGTGCTTTGGTCTTGAAGACAAACAAATCATCCCAACGACCCAATTCTGGCACTTTAGCCAACAGAGCCTTAGCGGCTTCTGTATCAGTGTTTTCCAGATACACTAGGATATCACGGAACAATTGACGTTCACCAGCACCACCACGTGCATCACGTAGCCATGCGGCAACACGGAGAGCCAATTCACGGTTCTCCGCCAAGGCAGCCGCAAATGCAGGCTTAATATCTTTTCCACGGGAAGCACCCGCATTGTAAAACAAATCAACCACCGCATTGGCAGTTGACTTGCGAGCCTTCATACCGTTTTCGGTACGGGCTTCTTGGTTCTTAACAGCTTCGACAAATGTTGACATAATGAACTCCTTTTCAATCAACAGGTTAAACTTTTTGCGGACCAACGTGCTACCATTACACTAGACCCCTAAGGGAGTCCGGAATCGAACCGGTCTTTCAGTTTTCATTTGCATATTTTGTTTTGCGGAACTTAACCTAAAAAAAATAACAGGATGGTCGTTCTGTAATTTTCTGTTTACTCTAACAGGAGTGCAATTGAACCACTCAAACCCCGATGGATTACCATCATCTTTCTGTCTTTCCAGAGTCAAATTTAATTGAGGTTTATTCCCTAGTCTACGAAAATACACCTTGCGGTGGTCCCTCCATTGTAGACGGTTCTGTAGTAAGTTAATTTAAACTTGCTGAATCCATCCTAAAAAACTTATATAATCTCCATATAAAGATTATATCACGTTAAGTGTAACTTGGCAAGGCTTTTTTGCATTGTTGCCTAAAAACAACATGGTGTCCTCGACAGGAATCGAACCTGTATCCCATTCTTAGGAGGAACGTATTCTATCCATTGAACTACAAGGACGATGGAGGAAGAAGGAGGAATTGAACCCCGACCGGCGGTGGCAAGTCTTCCGTTTTCCAAACGGACGTAGGAACCATCCTACTGCATCTTCCATGGTGCCCCAGGGGGGAGTCGAGCCCCCAAAATCCAGTGTTTGAGACTGGCACGTATACCGATTCCGTCACCGAGGCATAAAATTGGTGCTCCCAACAAGAATTGAACTTGTGTTTCACCCTTACCAAGGGTGTGTAATGCCACTATACTATGAGAGCATAATTGGTACCAACTGACGGAATCGAACCGCCTTCCATGGTTCTTCAGACCACCGCTATGACCACATCAGCTAAGTTGGCAAACTGGTACCTTGTGACGGGATCGAACCGCCGACCTTCTCCGTGTAAAAGAGTTACTCTACCGCTGAGTTAACAAGGCTCATTCAAATACCGCAATCACATCATCAATGTGAATACGATATGTTTCCTTTTCAATTTTATATGCTTTGTTCCAATTAATCAATAGTTCTTCACCAATTGAAAGTGATTCATCACCAGTTGCAATTACAATTGCACGATCTGGTTCAATAGAACTTTGTAGAATGATACCACCGGAAGAAACTTTCTCTGGTTCTTTTCGTTCAACAATTACATTACGATTCAATGGAACATACGTCATAAAATTTCCTTAATAAAAATTGGGGAGAAGTACGGGAATCGAACCCGTGATAGCGGAATCACAACCCGCGGTTTTACCACTAAACTAATTTCTCCATAAAAACTGGAGCGGGTAGAGAGAATCGAACTCTCACGCTAACCTTGGCAAGGTCACAAGCTACCATTACATCATACCCGCATCACATTAAGCAACCATTTCTTGTTCCGCAAGAATCCGCTTTAAACGGTCTGCACAGAAAGAAGCGGCTGGTGCATCTGGTTTAACCATTGGTGTCATGTTACATGTACCTTTGATATAACCAATTGCTTGTTGAACAACACAAGAAGAACCGTGTTCAACAGACTTGTTAAGGTCTAGGTGAACTTCAACGTGACGGTCTTCCAACACATCTTGCAATTCTTGAAACAGTTCGGATACTTTGTACACTTCTGTCATCAAACGCATTGCTGGCTTGGATTTCTTGTGGTCATAATCTAATTCACGATCAACGTATCCGAAGATTTTACATCCGTGACAACCATCGATATGAACAACGACAGCCAAAGCGTAATCTGCATACCAAACGCCGTTAACACGCATACGTTCGGAGTCTGCACCAAGGTAAACACGGGTGTCTGGTCCTTGAGCCACAATAAAATCTTTTACTTTTTGGATATCGAAATTTTTCATATCATTACCTTTGTTTGGCACCCCGAGAAGGACTCGAACCTTCAGCCTTTGGTTTTGGAGACCACTGCTCTGCCAATTGAGCTACCGAGATATTATTTTTTTATCTACTTTTGTTTCAGATTTGGAATTAGCAAGTCTTGTAAACTCCTCATCTTCATTTTGTTGGTCCTCAATCTTCCGCAGATCACGACTGAAGATTGCGTCCCATCTATTCGCCCATTCTTCACACGAAACACTTTTCGGTCTAGGAGAAGAACCTTTTCCGCCATCACTCATAATTGACTCCTATAAAAAATTGGCCGGTCCTGAGAGAATCAAACTCCCACTTCAACGTTCGTAGCGTTGTGTAATATTCATTTTACTAAGGACCGAAAAATCTGGTGGTGCTAGAAGGTACCGAGCCTTCCTCATCGGCTTATGAAACCGTTACGCATCCGTCTACGTCATAGCACCATATAAAAACACACTAGACGAGGCGACCCGTTTCGAACCAGTTCCTGCTTATCTCTAATGTATTTTTATATGGTGGAGGATAGGAGAATCGAACTCCTGCTTCATGCTTGCAAAGCACATGTGCTACCATTACCACTAATCCCCCATAAACAACAGAATAGTTTTTGCGTTTTCAATTACAAGTTGAATGCTTTTTATTTGCTGAACCTATTCTAAAACTGGCTCCGGTCTCAGGATTCGAACCTGACTTCAAGGATTAACAGTCCTCCGCCCACACCTAGTTTGCTTCACCGGAATAAAATAACAGGATGATTTTTGTCGCTAGACAACCATAAAGTTTAGCTAATTTTATTTGCTGTACTCATCCTAAAAACTGGTCTCGGTGGCAAGAATCGAACTTGCGCTACATGGTCCCAAACCACGGGTGATGCCATTTCACTACACCGAGAAAACTGGAGCAGCCACTACGATTCCCACGTAGGTATTGGGTGGACCCCAACACGGTTAATATCCGACTGCATAAAACTTGGAGCGGAGTGAGAGAATCGAACTCTCAACAACAGATTGGAAATCTGTAGTTTTACCATTAAACTAACCCCGCATACTTTATTAAAACATTCCTTACCTAGCATTTTCAGTGCAAGCCTTGCAGGAACCGGCTTATAGACTATCTAGGTTTCACAGATTCCACGATGGGAATATTTTAATAAAGTATCTAGCCACTCCCACCACAGGAGCCCTAGACTGAGCGGTTACTCTGTCCATAACATTTACTTTCTGGGAAGGTGTTAGTCCTCACCTAAGGCTTTTTCCGTATCTCAAAACGAGATCGTGTAGTAGTCCCTACGCACTTGATCAGTTATCTGGCATTCGATCATAGCCCACTTTATTAACGAAGAAGTGTAAACGGGTTTTGGTGCCCCATGACAGAATCGAACTGCCGTAACCTGATTACAAAACAGGTGTAATACCATTATACTAATAGGGCAAAATTGGGAGCAGGTGACAGATTCGAACTGCCGATGCACCTGGCTTATGAGACCGGTGTGGTGACCACCCTACCTGCAAATCTTATTATAACATACTCTATATATGTTGGCAACTGGTGGAGCCTGAAGGAATCGAACCATCCGCCAACCACCCTCCAATTAAAGGCAACGGATTTACAGTCCGCTGAAGGGAACAGGCTCCAAAAATACAACAGAATCCGCTTTTTTTCATTGACAGTGAAATTTTTTAATTGCTGAATGGATTCTAAAACTTATTTGAAACCCCAACGGTTATTTTTTTCAGATTCTACTTTAGAATCATCGAACGCAATTGGATTTTCAACAATTAGATTTCTGAAATGTAATTTTCTATGACAATGTGAACACAACATTACACATTTTTTGGCTTCTTCTACTAAATTATTCCAAGACATTACTTTGCTTGATATTTGAAATTCTTTTTTATTAGATTCCAAATGGTGAAAATCGTAAATTACTGGATCATCTTGTATTTCACACATGGAACATTTTGATCCGAAGCCTTCAACAAGTTTCTTTTTTGTATTTTTTCGCCATTCTTTTACTTTTTCATATTGACTTTTCATTTAAACTCCTGTCAGTTATCTTTTATTTATAACCGATGAGATTTATACTGGTACCGATGGACAATTTCGAAATGTCGGCCTTTCGCTTATCAAGCGAATGCTCTTCCTCTGAGCTACATCGGCAAAAGTTGTTGTAATCTCAACTCAATGTTTATCGGAGACCGACTCACTACAACAACAAAACTGGCGGTCCTAAGGGGTAACGATCCCCTTCTTTTGGCGTGACAAGCCAACGTGCGTCCATGAACACTTTAAGACCTAAATTTGTGGCATTACGAACTTTAGCCGTATCTCTAACGTGGATACCGATAGAACATCTGGTGATACTCCGCAAGTTACACGCCACACACCTTTTGTGTGGATTGACAGAAAGTTTTTGCTTTCCGATTTGGTGCCCTCTCTCAGATTCGAACTGAGACTTTACGGCTTCTAAAACCGCTCTCTCTACCAATTGGAGTAAGGGGGCAAAAATCATTTGGTAGGGGCACAGAGAATTGAACTCTGGTCTACCGGTTAAAAGCCGGTTACTTTACCACTAAGTTATACCCCCATATTACCATATGTTTAGTGTTATCCGCCGATTTGTCAACAATGTAGCTAACACTGACAAGCGAATAGCAGTTATATCAGGATCCGTTCCTCGCACAGTTGGACCCGAATAGTCATAGCGTCCTATGACGATACCTTGATAACACTAAACATATGGTACTCCCGAACGGTTTCGATCCGTCTTCTCCGCCTTGAAAGGGCAGCGTCCTAGCCAGTAGACGACAGGAGCACAAAAATTACACTTAACTTTTTAAAGAACATTTGATTGATTTCTCAATCTATGGATAGAGTATAACAGAACCAGCGGCTTTGTCAACATCTATCTGCACGTTGTTGTAAAAATACAACACATCTTGGAGTCGGCGACAGGATTCGAACCTGCATGTAACGGATTTGCAATCCGTTCCCTAGCCTTTCGGGTCACACCGACATATTATCTTTCTTCCGTGATATCCAACCATCATAGTTTGGATCTTTCACCTCATCAACACCAAAGATGCCAACAATCTCAAAATCTTTTCCAACAATTCTCACGAACTCATTCATATGTTTAGCAAGATTCATTGCTTCGGCAAGTGTAAGAACCTTAAACGATTCTTCTTTTCCTATCACTTTAAACATATTTTCCTTAACTTGGTGGAGAGTCTGGGAGTCGAACCCAGTGACCTCATTCCTGAAGCCTGCGGTTTAGCAAACCGGTGCATTACCGTCCTGCCCACTCTCCAATTCTTCAATTCTATTTGCCGCTTCTTCAAGCAAATCGGCAATTCTATCTGGTGCATTTTCTTGCACCGATTTCCTTGTAGGAATTTGTCTGCGAATCTCAGCACGTTTTCTCAAACGATAAACTAAATCTTCATTCATAAGAACTCCTAAAATTGGTGGAAACGGTGAGATTCGAACTCACGGACCCATTTCTGAATCGACAGTTTTCAAGACTGTAGCAATAAACCGGACTCTGCCACGTTTCCTATGCTTGTATATCCACGTTTTGCCCCCTAACATCAGGTTTGATTTGACCATGTTTATCATAAAGGTATTGTACAATCTCTACAACTTTTTTATCGGTTACAGGATCAATTAAAGTCTTATACACTGTTTTGCGATATTGGTCATAAACCATATCCCAACTATTTGTTATGCTTTGTACTATCATAGATATATTCCTCCATATAAAAGCACACTATCTTTCACACACTTACGATTGTCGTAACCAGCGGAAATTCACGACCTGCTCATGTGTCGTTAATAGCATACTTTTATATGGCAGGCGCAAATGGAATCGAACCATTACTAACGGAGTCAAAGTCCGTTGTGCTACCACTACACAATGCGCCAACAAATTACACTTAACTTTTTAAAGAACTGTGTGTATTGTACATGATTCTTAATCTTTGTCAATACATGTTGTTGTAAGATTACAACACTTCCAAACAAAAAACCCTCAGAACTTTCGTTGTGAGGGTTGTGAAACTTTAGTTTACTTTTATGTATTACTTAATTCCACTAACCCTTCCGTGCGCCCATGACTGATTATCACTACCAATAAACGGTGTGCGATACTCTGCTGTTAAGCAAGATTTCGAAAAGGTTGAAAATATTTTGTTCATAGTAACATTATATAGGTTATTTTTTGTCTTGGCAAGCACTCTTTTAAAAATATTTTTAAATATTTTCCCACTTGCCATGTTCAATTGGAACCCAATGTCCAGTATCACGGACAATTTCAAACGTTGTTGGTGGCCATGTAATACCGTGGTGTTGGAGTTGTGTCTGCACCAGATGTTCTGGATTATATTTGACGCCTCGATTGTACATCTGGTCAAAGTAATCTACGGCATCCGCATAAATGGACATTGCATGTGGAAGTCCAATGGCAAATTGGTCATTGAAGTTTGGTGCGTAACCATAACGCTGATTGTTGGGTATGTAGATAGTGTTTGGTGATTCCAGTAAACATTCGTGAGCCAATTTCAAATCAATAGGCTCAGATAAGCCTAAATCTGTGCGTGAACGAATCACTAAATCATATGCATCAAGTTCTCTACGCCATGCATTACAATATTGTAGACACTTGTATTGTTGCCAAACATTTGCGGGTGTACTGTTATATGGTTCATACTCTTTGGGTATTTCTCCTAATGCAGAAGGATCAAGAACCTCAATGAATTTGATTTTGTACCAAGGTGGTAGATGTGCCTGTAGTTTGTCTCTGACTTGGCCAGCAGATTTTAAATCACACCAATTCTCGGAGATTTTAGGGTCCCATCCGAATTCTCTACGCCAAAGTACAATGTATAAATCAATTGCTGATTTAGTTAGATTTTGAAGTTGTGAATCGAAGTCTACCGAGAACCGTGGATTACCCGTTAGAAGTAATGCTGTTTTCATCTTTCAAAAATTTCCATTTTATATCTTCTTTCACAATTGGTGCATCAGGATTAGAAATACCCTCGAAAACATTCCAAAGTTCTTCCTTGATAGCAAGTTTTGTCCATAAACCAACTTCTAAACTGTATGCCTCTAGTTCCCATGGATGATGGTAATAATCTATTGCATCAGAATCAATTGAAATTCCTTTCCATTTGGAAAGAGTTTCATTTGTTTCACCGTGAGCAAACTGTTTGATATGAACCATTTCGTGGGCTAGAGTTTTGAATATTTCTGCGGCTCCAATCCATGGATGTATTTCAATTAAAAACTCTCTAGCTTTATTTGATGCATTATAATCTTCTATTGATGCAAATGCCCAGACAGTTATTTTTGAATTGAACTTGATTGTGAGATGTATATTATCTCTGAGTCTTTTGGACTTTATTAAATTTTGAGCGTAAAATTCTACAGCCCTTTCGACAAAAGGTTTGAAGTCTTTATCTGGACAGTTGACTATTCTGACCTTCATTTTATCTCCAGTTGTTACCATTATTTAGTCACTGGAACATTTCATATTATGAAATTAAACTTGAGTTACCTGAACACCAGCCTTCTCTAAGAATTGAAGTCCAGTATCAGAACGATAAGAATTACGATAATACACAGAAGAGATACCACTTTGAAAAACAAGTTTGGCGCAATCAAGGCAAGGGGCATGAGTGACAAAGAGAGTAGCACCGTTGCCAGACTCAGTGCTTTTTGCGAGTTTTGCGATGGCGTTGGTTTCTGCATGTAGTACCTCCGGCTTTGTTACTAATGTTCGATTACCTTTGAAATCAAGACCAAAATCATTTTCACAGTTATTGTCCCAACCAGATGGCATTCCGTTGTAACCAATAGAAATGATGCGATTATCTTTTACAATAATCGCACCAACATGAAGCCTCACGGCGGATGAAAGACTCGCAAAAGTTTCTGCGGTTTTCATATATGCTTCAATGAATTTTTGTTTCATATTAATTGGTCCGGCGTACAGGAATCGAACCCATATTCGGGGCTTAGAAGACCCCTGTATTATCCATTATACGAACGCCGGAGTTTTTATTTAGTGTAATCGATCTTATGAATGAGTTTATCCACATTCATCCAATGAGAACAGAGTTCAGACTTATCATCTTTCAAACGATTAATCATTTCAGTAACACCTTCATGTGTAGTCACACGACCCTCGATGATTTGCTCACCGAGGAACTTTTGAGTTACTTCATCGAATTCACGACTGTGTTCAGTCATCACTAATTCATCATAAGCATGTTCAAGGCTTTCGGCCTCAATTACATACTTATTACGGAAAGTGCTTAGTACATCTACCTCAAATAATGGCATATTAAACCTCAATAAATTGGAGTTGGAAATTATCAGCTTGTTCTTCATAGTTGATGTAACCACGTGGGTTAGCAACAATACGTGTCGAGCCAATCATGTAATCAAAATTATGGTGAGTGTGACCATGGGTCCACAGTTTGATTTGTGGATGATCCAAAATAAATTCAGACAAATCTGAACTATATGCACCGTTCACCATAACATCTTTTTCATATTGTGGCTTTGTTGATTGCTTAGAAGGAGCATGATGGCCGACAACAATCCAGTTTTTAAGTGGTTGTGCGATAATCGATTCGTCTAATGCTTTCAACGTAGCCTTATGTTCACGCACAGATTTTTCTGGGGAAAACTTTCCTGTACGTGTATGAAACTCTTGTTTTACAATGTTAGTGTAGTCTGTGCTTCCGTCTTCTTTGGTGCCATAAACAGGCACTTTGTAATTAACCACTTCGCTACTATCTTCAATGATACGATAATCGTTCATGTAACCTTTGATACCATACAAGGTGTTTGAATCTTCCTTGTTCATATCGGTCCATAGTGACGCACCAAAAAACATTGTGCCATTGATATCAACACATTCTTTTTCTAGAATATGAAGATTGACCAGATAACCAAGGTTAGTACGGAGATTTGTAAGAGACTTAGCAAAGTCACCGTGATAATGTTCATGGTTTCCGAGAATGTAAATGACATGAGGAAATCGTGCAGAGCATTCTTGGAAGAAAGTATGAATTTTATTAGACTTATCATGCTCACCTCGGAGGTTATAAGTATCACGGGCAAAGACTTCCTTGGCAACACAAATATCACCAGAGAGAATCAACACATCCGCATTTTCGGTGTTCTCCAAAGAAATCGTACCGAATTCCAGATGAACATCAGAACAGAGAGCAACTTTCATTTTATTTTCTCCAAAGAATCTTTCCGCATATAGTGAATAGATTGTGTATTTGATTGTGAGGGTGGTTGTTTTACAACCGGCAAGAATTCAACACCATCTATTTCTTTAGATGGCCAATGAGAATATGTGTAATACACTTCTGCTTGGGAAATTCTATTACGCATTTTAATTGGGTTATACATTTTCATAATCTAATCAACATAATCAAAAAACAAACGGCAAGGATTCCAAAAGTAAATGTCCGACCCAATAGTGCGCCTAGGAATGTACCTAAAACAAAAAGACTATATGAGGATAAGAAAATTTCCATGTTAGAATCCGAGTTACTTACAAGGATTCTAACAGAGCTACGTCACTTTGTCAAGGCTTCTGTTGTATTTTTGCTACAACCGATCTCAATTTTTCGTGGTTTCTTTTCTTCTGGAATGATGTTTACCAGATTGATGACCAATAAACCGTCAGCGATATCAGCATCTTTAACAACGATGGTATCAGAAAGTACAAATTTGTGGGAAAAATCCCTTGTACCGATACCACGGTGTAGATACTTATCGGAGGTTCTTGCGGTCTTGATTGATCCATTCACGTAAAGTTTTCCACCTTCCGAAGTGATTTCAATTTCATCACGCTTGAAGCCTGAAACGGCAATTTCAATCGTGTAATTTTCATCATCTTCTTTAAGAATGTTGTATGGTGGATAGCTTTGAACCTTAACACCTTGACCAAGAAGATTGTCGTATTCCTTGATAGTGCTTAGTAGTCGGTCGAAACCGACAGTGGACGGAAGCAAAGATTTGCCGTATGGCAGTGATAGATGTGTCATAGTTTTCTCCTAAAAGCGAGTTAATTAAAATTACTACCCCGAAGGCATAGTATTCCTGCTTACTTAATACAGGGTCAACTAACGAGTGACAGTGCAATTGCCCGGACGCCTTTTACCATAGCATCAAACAGCCCTAAGGTGGGCTCTTTTTATTTATCCGCCGATTGTGGTTTTTTGCTACCAATGTTATATTTGGGTACAAGTTGCCAATCGTTCTTCTCTTTGTGAGACAGAATTTTAACTTGAGATAAAGAGACTGTCGGCTCCACAGTCTGTTCTTTTCTAACAATTTTAATAAGTTCCCAGTCTTCCAGCAAGTTGGTGACAGTGTTTCTCCGAGCAATATCATTCTCGGTGAGATCGGTTGGTTTACCATCCAAAGAAAACAGTTCTTTAAAATGTACAATATAATACTTACCTTGCTTATGTAGAATGTGGCAAGATTGGTAAAGTATTTTTTCTTTTTTGGATGCAACACCGATGCGTGTGAGAGTTTCACGTACTTTTAAAAAGTCGTCCTTTTCACCTAGTGTCACCTCTACCATATCTTCTATTTTAATCATTATTTTTTCACTCCGCCTTTATCTAGTTTTTCTTTTATCAAAGCGATTTGTTCATCTGAAAGAACACGTAATGCCTCTTTAGCTTTTTCGTTGGAATAGCCAAAGTATTCTTTAACACACTCTAAATCCTTGACCGCCGCCTGTTTTTGCCAAGCGTGAAACTTGCGTTTCATAGGTCTAATTGTATTTAGAAGATATTGGAATTGTAAAGTTTCTGGTAGATGATGATTCATATTCAACTCATTTACATATAAAATGCAATCGAGTTGATATGAGAGTGAACGATTAATGAGAAAGGGTTTATATGATTTGAAATCTAATTCTTCATCAGAAAACTTATTTCTTTTGTTTAGAACTACTTCAACAAAATCAAATGGGCTCATATTATTCTCACTTAAAAGAACAATCGGCCATCAATTCTGTCAGGAATGCCATCAGGTTAATCTCTTGGTCTGCAACGAATGCAGATTGATACTGATATTTTGCAAGATGCAAAACTGCTTGAGGAATACTATCTGGTGTCATAACCTCATAAAGAGATTCATAAATCTTTCTGAAGATAGAAGCTGAATCGGAGTCAATATTATTGATAACCCACTTTCGAGCCAGACCAAAGTCTTTCTCTTTTACGGCTTTAATTAAATCAGAAATTTGTAGGTCGGATACAGATGCAAGGATGCCCTTGTCAATTGTACCACCAACAGAATAACGCTGTAGTTCATTGACAAGGGCA